GAGCCTATCCCTACTACTTCAGAAAGAATTAATAAAGCGGCAGCCATGTGAATGTCAAAAAACAAAGCAAAATATCCTAATATTCTTACAACAGATTTTATTAGGGATGCTATTAAATGTTTTTTGGGATCAGGTAATTTTTTTAGGTCTACCTCTTTTTTCATGTTTTACGTATTTAATTTTGTATTTTTCCTCTATAATGTAATAAAGGTCTATTAGGGAACCACGACAATTAAGCATTTCTTTTTGAATTTCGTCTTTAGTAATTTGAAAATTTTGAAAAAATCCATCCCTAATTGCAGTTAATTTTTCATGTTCTTCTTTATCATGATCTTCTATTAATCTAGTACGACGAGCTTTCCATATTTTAGAATGCTCATTTAATTGAACTGGATCATGGTCATATCTTTTATGAAGATCATTTATTTCATGTTCACACCAATGAGCTTGGTCTAAATAACAAGAAACATCATAATCTCCATTTAAAATACGATCACGAAATGAAGCTCTACCTTTTAAAGGTTTAATTTTACTCTCATACATTCTCCACCACCTAAATTGATTATAATTTAGTTTTTGTAATTTAGAGAATCTATTTTGAAGTTGTCTACGAGTAAGTGGAGGATTATAAACCATATTTTTCTTTATATTTTTGAATAAAATAATTTCCTAATCCAACTTCTTTAATAATTGCTTTTGCAGGTATTCCAGGAATAACAAAATTACAATCTATCAAATCATCAATATTTCTATTGCGAACTACTTTCATTTTCATTCTTGCATTTTTCCTATTTGATGTTGCAAATACAATAGCGATCGGGACTTTAGCGTAACCCCCATCTTTAGTCCATTTTTTTCTCATACAATCAATATACGAAAAGATATTGAAATAACCAAGTTTAATATGACGTCTTTCATATTTTATATGACTTTAATATGACTTATATATTTATGAATGATGACTAGAGATATATTATATAAAATTAGACTATTACAAATATTTCTTCTTTTTGTATTAGGGTATATAGGATTTGCACATGCCCATAAAGGTAATAATAAAGAAGGAAGGGAAATAGTTTATCAAGAAATCAAAGTTAAATTAGATAACGGTGATATTGACTTAAAAACTGCTCAAAAAATGTGGTTTGAATTTGTTAGAAATGGTAAAAATCAACCATCACAAGAAATACAATCAGCCATTCTAGAGCCTAAGTCACCCTTAATTACGGAATCTGTTCGTAAATAATAAAGAGTTTTAACACCTAATTTCCAAGCTTCGATATGAACCTGATTTATCCATTTAGGAGAATCATTTGGATCGAAAGATAAATTAAGAGATTGAGTTTGATCTAAATAACGTTGACGGATAGCGGACTGCCTAACTAATTCTAATTGATTTATTTCAGAGAAAGTAAAGAATAATTCTTTATTTTCTTGAGATAAAATATTATCAGGTAAATTTTGTACTGATCCTCCATCTTTAAGCATTTGATCCCACCATTTATCTTTATCTTCTCCTTTTTCAATTAAAATGTCTTGTAATACTTTATTTTTACGGATAAATGTACCTTTAGCGCCATTAAATGTGTAAATATTAGCGGGTAACGGCTCAATACCTGCAGAAATACCACCAGTAATTACACTATTCGATACAGTAGGAGCAATCGCTAATAAATGCGTATTTCTCATACCTGTACCTCTACACCAAACTGGTTCTCCATATTCATCAGCTAAATCTCTTGATGCTTTTTCAGCTTTGTTTCTGATATCACTAAAAATATTATGTGTATGAGCTGTAGAAGCAATCGAATTAAATGGTAATTGTTTTTGTTGTAAAAATGTATGCCAACCCATTACTCCTAATCCTAATGCTCTACCTTTTTTAGCATGGTTATGTGTTCTTTTTAATGAATCTTTACCATTTGATTTATCTATAAATTCTTGCATTACCCCATCTAAGAACCAAGTAGCCAATTCTACAGTATCCGTATCTTTCCATTCGTCATATTTAGCTAAATTTAAAGAAGATAAACAACAAATAAAACTATGTTCTTCATCTGTAAATAAAGTAATTTCAGTACATATATTTGTCATACTTACTTCTAAATTATTCATCATATAAGAAATAGGATTATTTTTATTTACATTATCCTTATACATTATATAAGGTTCTCCAGTTTCCATTCTAGATTTTAAAATTTCTGCCCATAAAGCCATAACTTCTTGGTCTCTAGATTCTAATTTTCTCATAAATGGATCATCTACAACGACACATTGATGTAAATTCAAACACTGTCTATTAGGATCACCTTTAGGTCTTCTAATTTGTAAGTATTCTTTAATATCTGGGTGGTTAACATCTAAATTAACTGAAGCTGCTCCTCTTCTTACATTACCTTGATTTGTAGCTATGATTGCTGAATCATAAATTTTGCACCAAGGTACTACTCCTTCAGATTTTCCATTTCCTGCTATTTGAGCTCCTCTAGGTCTAATTCTAGAAACAGAAATTCCTACTCCTCCTCCTTGAGAAGTTAATTTCATTAATTCAGCATTAGTTAAACTAATCCCTCTTATAGAATCAGGTGTGTCAACTCCAAAACAAGAAATAGGTAACCCTCTATCAGTACCCATATTTGAAATAACAGGTGATGCTAAACCTAACCATCCATTCCAAATAATTTTAAAAAATTTATTTTCAAGCTCGGGCTTGCCTAATCTTCTAGCAGCAGCATTAGCTACACGCCTATAAGCTTTTTTAGGAGTTTCTCCAGGTAATAAATAACCTTTTGATAAAGTAGCTATTGAAATTTCATCCATGAAAGAAGGATAATCTTTACCTTTCTCCCAGTTTTCTGTGTTTGATATTAAATTACTGTCCATTTAAAATAACGAATTTGCGTCCCATTTTGTAACGCCTTTTGAATAATTTGTAACTCGATTTGCAAAGAAATCAGTGTGTTGTTTTCCAGCTGATAATGAATCGAACCATTTCATTCTATTAATTGCAGCCTTATCAATACCATTAACAATAGGTTTATAACCTAAATCACTCATTTTGGTATTAGTTCTATGTTTAATAAAGGATACTAAATCATATTTTGAACATCCTTCTAAATCTCCCATTTCATAAACTTTATCTATAAAATCTAATTCTAATTTTAAAGATAAATTAGCAGCATCTTCTATTTGTTTTTGTAATTCAGGTGTATTTAAATTTGGATTTTCTTTTAATAATTGTCTAAATAACCAACATCCAGCATCTGAATGTAGTGATTCATCTCTGATGCTCCATTCTACTATTTGTCCTACACCTTTTAATAGATTTCTTAATTTAAAAGATAATAAAATTGCAAAAGAAGAAAATAAATTAACTCCTTCTGTAAAAGCTGAAAATATAGCTAATGAACGGGCTCTTTCACTCCAATTTACTTCACCATTATGTTCATCTCTAACATTCATTAAAGTTTCTATTTTAGCCATTGTAGTTTCATCTTCTAAAAACTCACTAAAATCATCTAACCCTAATTCTTCATTTAAAAGAGAATATGCTTCTGCATGAATAGTTTCAAACGCACCAAATGTTACAGCCATTTTAATAATTTCTGGTTTTCTAAACCATTTAGTTACTAAACTTGACCAATAATCATTTACCACTGTTTCAGTTTGTGCAAATCCTTTTAAAATACTCCCAATTATATTTTTTTCTGTTTTTGATAAGTTTTGTTTCCAATCATTTACATCGGCCATCATAGGAACTTCAGTATGAAGCCAATGGGCTTGTTGTTGTTTCATCCAATATTCGTGTGCTTCTTGGTATTCAAAGGGTTTGTAAACTATTCTTTCTTTGGTAATGTCTCTCATAAATTATTAATTAACTGTTTTGTAACGCTTTCATAAATATAGTATATACTATGCATGACTATTCTTTATTTAAAAGAAAATCATCTTTCATTACTTTTAATGCTTTCATATCTTGTGGAGTGAAGTCATTAGCAAATGCTTGTTTAGCAGGTGCAGAACCTTCTGGTAACTCCTGTGGGTTTTCATCCATTTCTATACGGCCTGTTGATGCATCTATCGTTGCATGATAAGTCATACCATCTATACCGTATCTATTTTTCATTAAGAAAAATCTACCTGTTCCATTAATTTTATCTTGAGGTAATCTTGATAAAGACATACAAAAATCTGTAATCATTATCTTATTATAAGAACCTGCTGCTTTATCTCCTTCAATAATATCATCTCTTGCACCTGCTCTATTAACCTGAGAAACAGACCAAACAGGAATATTTAATGTTCTTGCTAATGCTTTAGTTGATACATAAGTGTTATCTAATTTTTCTTTCTCATCTTTTGAACTAATAGTGCTTTTTAATAAATCAACATAATCAATAATAACCATATCAGGAGGATATCCTAAATCAGTCATTTTAGCTATATGTGATTCAATTGATGGAATTGAAGCTTGACCTGGTGTATATTCTTTAATGGTTAAAGAACCTTTTAAATTATCAATATATTCATTAATTTTTTCTTTATGTAAATGGATAGTATTTACAGGTTCATTTATAAAATGAGAATCATATCTTTTACCAACATATCCTTCTGATAATTCTAAGGTATAATGTACAACGTTTAATCCTAATTTTACAGCATGAGCACCTAAAGCAACCATAGTCCATGATTTACCCCCACCAGGTGAACCAAATATTAAACCAAAATCACCTCCACCTAAACCACCCATTAACCTTTCATTAATAATAGACCAAGGAGTAGGTATTACTTGTCTATCTTCTTCTTTATATCGTGCTTCTACTTCTTTGATATATTCATGTCCTATATCTTTATCTTGTCCCGCTTTTAAAGCAGTATCAATCTTAAAACGAATATCATCAAACATACCATCATTTAATAAATCTACAGATTCTACTAATGCTGTTTTTAATGCTTGATTTTTACAGAAACTTGAAAATTCAGATTCAACATATTCTTGATCATCATTAATTATCTTAAAAATTTCTTTTAATTGATCAATAACAGAAGTTTTTAAAATATCATTATCTATTTTTTTAATTTCAATTTTTAAAAAATCTAATGTTGGGGGAGAATGATATTCCTCAAAATATTGTAATGTTTCTTTTACTATCCATTGATGAGCTTGATTTTCAAAATATTTTGGTAAAATTACATCTCGAATATTAAGTGTAAATTTTTTATTTTTAAGTAAAGAATTTAGAACTTTAACTTGAAAGTGAGGTCCATACTGCGATAAACTCTTTAACGTCATAACTTATTTAATCTTATAATTTTGAAGATACGAAAATACTTCTGATAACCAAAATTCTGTGTTAGGTATTCCTCTTCCTAGTAAATCTTTTTCGTATAAACTTAAAAATTTATTTTTTTTAAAATTATATGGTGGTGTTTCAATTAATTGATCAAGTTCTTGTTGATCTGCTTCTAATAATTCAATATCTTCTAAAGACATTAATTCATAATTAATTTCTAATTGTTGCTTAAATAAATGAACATTACCATAAATTCCATGTTCTTCTACTTTTTCAGTTGCTTTATCATAAGCTTCTTTTAAAGTAAATTTTTTATTTGTTTCTAATTCAGGAAAATATTTAAATAATTTTTTTGGACCTAAACCTTTAACTCCAGGTAAATTATCTGATTTATCACCCATTAAACATTTCATTGTAATAAAATTATGAGGATATAAACCATATTGATCAAAAACATCTTGTGGTTTATAAAATTTCTTTTTAATAGGAGAATATACTGTTATTCTTTTATTTACTAATTGTAAAAAGTCCTGATCAGCAGAATATATTATAATATCATCTTTTAATTTTTTAGATAAATAAGCTATAGTATCATCTGCTTCTATTTTATCAATAATAGAAATATTTACAGGTAAAGTTTTTAGATAATCTAATAACCTTAACATCTGGGTAGAAACTGAATCTGATTCTTCCTCTAGAGTAGAAAATACATTAAAATTTGTTATTCTTTTTATTTGGCGATTAGCTTTATAATCAGAATAAGTATTTCTTCTATTTGTAATATTACCTTGACCATCAAATACTAATATTACTCTAGTAGGTCGAATTAATTTAATTGCATAACCTAATGATTTCATAAAACCTACTAAACCCCCGATATGATTGCCCTGCGGATTAATTGCAGGTATAATTGCAAATGATCTTAAAAAAGTATTCATTGAATCAATTAGGAGCACCCTACTGTTTAAATGTAGGGGCTCCAGACTTGATCCCTCGTGCAAGTTATCGAGTATAGTTTGATAGTTTTTATTCATCCGTTGCAGATGGATTTTGGAAATCTTCGGCTTCTGATCCTTCTGTAATTACTTCGAATGGGCCTTCACCTAAAATTCTACCCCATTCTTCTTGATGTTGTCTTTTATATTTTTCTATATCACTTTTCTTTTCAGAAATAAAACCATGAGGCGTAGCTAAAATTTTACCTGTTGTAGTAATACCATTAATATGGTTTTTTTCAATGGCAACTTTAACTTTTTTAGCCCATTCTACTTTTTTACCATCCTTTACAGCATTAATTTTTAATGTACCTGGATTAGAAATGTTACCAAAAGTAACAATTAAAGTAGAATCAAAAAACATAGTATTACCTCCTTTATTTTTCATAATTGGAGGTGACATAGGTCCTATAGGTTTTTCAACCCAAATCTTATTTACAGCAACTAATGAATTAGTATATGGGTACGATTCTTTTCTTGATAATAATATCTCTTGATTAATAAAATTACCAAATTGAGTAGACATTGCACCGGCATTCCATTCATTATTGTTTTTTGCTTTTTCAACTGACATTTGACACGGCACAGATCCAATTGAATCCCATAAAAACACCATATCCATTGGTAAATTACCTTTCTTCTGTTCACTCATTAGATCTGCCATGAATCCCGCGACAGCTTCTACAGTAGGTAATTGTCCTCTATCAGCAAAAATAAAATTTCCATCAACGCCAGAAATTTTACCTTCATTATCTTTTTCTACATCTACTTGTAGCCCCATCATTTGGGCATGTTCCCAAGACCATTTCATCTCAGTAACAATAAAAACAGGTAAAATACCCATTTTTTGAGCATTAACTGCTACTTCTAATAATGCTGTAGTTTTTCCTGTATCTGAATGCCCACGTAGTAAAGTAATATGACCATGAGGAATTCCAGGTAAAGAAACCATTTCTTGCCATGCTGGTGATAGAGGGATCCATTCTTGTTCTTTAAATGAATTATTAGTTGATCCTAATCCTTTAGCTGCTTTAAATTTATCTAAGGAGAATGTCCCCTTAACAGACTTAGAGATATCGCCCCCAAGACTTGCTTTTTTTCTTGCCATTCTTATTAATCTTTAAATAGATCGTCAAACTCGTCTTCGTTAAACGATTCTTTTTGTTTAACATTTAATGTGTAACCTTCATCTTTTTTAGATGATTGATCATTGGAACTACCTACTTCCTCTCCTCCATCTTCTGGGTTTAACCAGTCCTGAAGAGCTGTTTTCATTTCATCATAAGTGTATTTCTTATAATATTTAAATAATTCAGGTTGTTCTTTTAACCATTTTTCAACTGAAGTATTATCATCTGATAATGGAGTTTGTTTTGGTTTAACACGTATTGAAGTTTGTGGGTAAGGATTACCTTGAACTACTTCTACTGTCATATCAAGACCAGAAATTACATCAGTAAAATCACCGTAATCTTCATCAGCAGCATAACTTAATAATTCTTGGTATACTTGTTTTCCAAATTCCCAAAAACGTACACCTTTATTTTCTTCACCACGAACTATAACAGGAGCAAATACTCTCATTTTTGGTTCTAACTTTTTAGCTAGTCTCCAATTTTCGGGTTCAGATGTTTTACGTAATTCTTTTGAGAATTCTACAATAGGATCTTTATCACCAAAATTAATAGGTGAGATCATTGTTCTATTTCCTATTCCATAATGAAAAAATACTTCTTGGAATGGGTTGTCTTTGTTTTCCACATAAGGCACAAATCTAATTTGTGATTTACCTAGTGGAGCTTTCCAAAAATACTGACTTCTGTCAAATTTTTGTTGGGATTGTTGACCTTGTGGGGTCTGAAGTTGTTCTAACTTGCTTGAGATTAATTTTAAATCCATAACTATTTATTGTTTTTAATGTAACTGTTAATAATATAATAAAAATAAAACTGGTAACCAAATAATTTGGTTAAAAAGTGAGAATATCGTGGACTTTTGTATCAAGTCTTTTTAATTCACCCCCAGTGGTTAATAAAATACAATTTCTGTATTCGCTCCAATTTACTTTATATTTCATATCTAAAATACCACCATTTAATTCTTTAATTAAATCATTGAGTGCATTTATAGTATATAGAGTATTAGAGTCTTTTTTTCTATGAAGGAGAATAGTATTATCTAATATAGTATTAGACATATTAAAAGAATCAACGTTATAAGTACAAACGTATTCATTAGTAGATTCTACAAAAAGAACAAATATCTTATTAAATAAAATATCATATTGATCTTTAATAGTATCTACTGTGGAATCTAATTCTTCCTTAGTGGTGAATGTGCAAAATAGTTTATTTGCCAAGTCTTCTAAATTAATTTTTTCTTCCATCATAAATATTATATATATTTTAGAGAATTGTAATTACGGCCATAACTAACTTTTATCACATACCCGTCCATCTCTAATAATTGTTTAATTTTTTGTAAAGTTTTTTTACCATCACCGTTAGAGTAATCAATAAGGAAGGAATCATAAGTGTATAATATAACCTTACTTTGTTTATTCTCCAAATATTCTATCACTCTTTTTAAAGACATTACATTATTATAAGTTTCAGCTGATTGAATAGTATAATTAAGTATCTTATTAGGTGTTGGGTTTTGTATTTGATCTTTAGTTAATACTTTACCTCCTATTAACTTAAGTTTATTTTCTTTATTAAAGGTTTTCCATAAATCATCTACATATTCATTCATTGATTTAAAAAATGGAATATCTTTATATTGTTCGAATACCCCTCCATATAATTGTTTAAAGGTTAATTCTTTGGATTGTTTATATTCTTCTTCTGTTAATTCATCTTTAGAAAAATACATTTTTCCTAATTGGGTATGTACAGAATCTTTACCTAATTCAAAATTAATTAATTTAGCTAAAATTCTTACATGATATGAATCATAATCATATTCAAAGAATAAATCATTTTTAGGAATAAGTGCAGTTCTTGAACCATCGTTTTTATTTAAAGCAGCGAAGTTGACGCCATTGAATGAATTCGTTGGACGAGTGGTGAGATTATATAGATTATACTTAGTATACACTGTTTCTCCACGTAGGAACCACGATTTATCATTATATTTAAAATGTTTATGAAAATAATCAGGATGAATTCTTATTCCTTGTTCTTCAATTGCTTTAAAAACTTTTGGAAAAATATCGTTATAAAAAATATTTTGATCTGTATCCAATAAAAAACATTGTCTAATTTCTTGAAAAGTTTTTTCTTCACTTTCATAATG